TCAAATCAGCTCTTCAATGTGCCGCCAGTCCATGAAGACCATCGCGACACCGCCGTCCACGAGGCGGGCACCCAAGCACTTGAGCGCGCCCTTCAAAAAGGCCCGGAACGCGCTGTCTGACATCTCTCCTGACGCCATGGCAAATTCGCGGTGTTTGCTGCCGTTCCCGCTGCGCACATGCCCGTTCACTGCGACGTTGTAGGGCGGATCCGTAATCACCATTCGGGCCTTGTGATCCGCGAGCAAAGTCTCGTAGCTCGTATCCTCAAGTGCGTTGCCGCAGAGGATCCGGTGGTGTCCCAGATTCCAGAGGTCACCGATCCTTGTTACCGGGGACGCCTCAGGATCTGGATCGGCGATCGTTTCAACCTCGGAGGGCGGCTCATCTGCAGCGCCTTCGATGATCAGGTCGATTTCTGGAGCCTCGAAACCGGTGATGGTTAGGTCGAAATCGATCACACCATCGAGGCGCAGTTCCCCCAGATCTGCGAACTCGATGGCGAGAGCGTCCCGGTTCCAATCCGAAAGTTCGGATAGCCGGTTTTCGGCAATGCGGTAGGCCTTCACTTGCGCTGGCGTCAGGTGGTCAGCGCAAACGGTGGGGATCGTTGCCAAACGCAGGCGCTTGGCGGCCTCAACACGGCCGTGGCCCGCAACCACATTCAATGCAGTGTCGACCACGACCGGGACCACGAACCCGAATTCCGAGATGGCCTCGGCAAGTCGCGTGATGCTCTTATCCGAATGGGTTTTGACGTTGTTGGTATAAGGATTGAGATCTTCGACCGATGTCTGAGAAATTTGTGTAGCTGTCCACACGGGCTGGTTCCGGCGATCGGTTAGCTTTTGGGGCATAGATGCCTCCATCCAAATGAGCGCCTAGGCGCAGTTGTTTGAATGGATCTTGTAAGGTCACTGGAGAGGGCACAGGAACACTCTCCGGACCCTAAGATCCGACTAAGTTGTCCCTATGCTTTCCGCTCGTTTAAACGCCCCACGAGCACGGGTCATAGAAAATGGCATTCCTAAAAAGACCCGATAAGAAACCATACCCCAGCAAGGAGTCCTTAGCAATATATCATTTACATCAGTAGCTTACCCCAGATTCTTCGTCACTGCTACAAGACCCTACTGGACTAGTGCGGCGAAGAGAGCGTCATTGGACCCACGCCCGGCAACCCCGGGCGCTCCTCGGTACCGGGTGCGGCATGCCACCGACCCAATGAACGAGGAGAAGACACATGGCGAAGTCCAGACAAACAAAGACCGACAAGGTGCGCGAGATGCTCTCGCGGCCCCAAGGCTCAAGCCTCGAGTCGATCTGCAAGGCCACAGGCTGGCAGTCCCATTCGGCCCGTGCTGTGTTAAGCGGGTTCCGGAAGGCTGGATACACGGTCGTGCGCAGCACCGATGGCAAAAACAACAAGACCAGGTCGGTCTACCGGATCACCGCCTCGCCCGAGATGGCGACATGATCCGGATCGTCGATCTTGAGACCATGGACCGGGCCGCGCTTGTCGCGGCCTGGTTGGACACCTTCGGCAAACCTGCCCCCAAAAGCCTCAGTCAGGCATTTCTCCGCCGATTCATCGCGATCGAGATCCAGTCCCGCCGCAGGGGTGGCGTGACAAGAAAGACCCGCGCTGCGCTGACCAAAAGTACGGACCGCTCCGATCTATCGCGCGGCCCAATGCTGGAGTCAGGCGGAAGGCTGATCCGCGACTGGAACGGTGTGACCCATGTCGTGGAGGTGACCGAGAACGGCTATCGCTGGCGCGGAACGACTTGGCGCTCGCTCTCAGCTATCGCCCGCGAGATCACGGGCACCAACTGGTCGGGCCCTCGCTTCTTCGGGCTTAACCGCAAGTCCCGATCATGACGATGCCTGCGATCCGATGCGCGATTTATACGCGTAAATCATCTGATGAGGGGCTCGACCAAAACTTCAACTCGTTGGATGCGCAGGCCGAGGCGTGCGCGGCCTACATCGCGAGCCAGCGCCATGAGGGGTGGAAACAACTACCAACCCGTTATGATGACGGCGGCCTATCGGGCGGTACGCTGGAGCGCCCGGCCTTGCAGCGTCTTTTGTCGGAGGTCGAGGCCGGCCGGGTCAATATGGTGGTGGTCTACAAGATCGACCGTCTCACACGTTCGCTGGCGGACTTCGCAAAGCTCGTCGATCAGTTCGACGCGGCGGATTGCAGCTTCGTCTCTGTCACCCAGGCCTTCAACACCTCGTCGTCGATGGGGCGACTAACACTGAATGTGCTTCTCTCCTTCGCGCAATTCGAGCGGGAAGTAACGGCCGAGCGGATCCGCGATAAGATCACCGCCTCGAAGAAGAAGGGGCTTTGGATGGGCGGTATTCCGCCCCTTGGCTATGATCCGCATCCGGACCCGACACGTCGGGAACTCGTTGTGAATAAACCGGAAGCCGCCACCGTCCGGCAACTCTTCGACCTTTACGTCGAGCATGGCTGTCTCAACGCCATCACCCGCGCGGCAGATCAAATGGGCCTCCGTTCGAAGCAGCATCTTTTTTCGACGGGTCGCAGCCAGGGCGGCAACCGGATGAGCCGTGGCCAAATACACAGGATACTGACCAACCCCGTCTACCGCGGCCTGATCCGGCACAAGGAGAAGACCTACCCGGGCAGTCATTCCGCGATCATCGACAAGGATCTTTGGCTAGAGGTGCAGAAGCGCCTGCAAGCGGCCAGCGCGCGACGGCGTGGCGCGAAGCCCGGAACAGCGGTAGAGGAGGCCGCCCCCCTTAAAGGCAAGATGTTCGACGAGACCGGAGATCACCTGACACCCACCCACACCAACTGCCGGGGCAAGCGGCTGCGATACTACGTTTCTAATCGGCTGATCTCCGGCGGGCCCGATCCGTCCGGCTGGCGGCTCCCGGCGCGCGACTTCGAGGCAGCCGTGACGGGGATAATCGCAACGCATCTTGCAGATCATGCGAAGCGGCATGCCGTTCTCGCTTCCGGCGACGCGATCAACACTGCGACCGCTTCGGGCCAAGTCGCGGCGCTCGCCGAGCGGATTGAGAAGGATGGGATCCTCTCTGCGGCATCTTTGGTGCGCGAGTGCCGCATCGCCTCTGGAAAAATCCGCATTGATCTCGATGCTTGCGCCGTCAACGAAGCGGCAAAGACGCCGGGCGCAGATCTCGATCTGTCACTGCTCCAAATCGAACGACCCCTTCATTGCCGGCGGCGCGGCGTCGAGATGAAAATTGTCGCTGGCCAGAGACGCCCTTCCCCAGATGCCACGCTGATCCGCGCGCTTCGGAACGCGCATCACTGGGCAGATCGTATCCGCACCGGCACATCGCTCAGCGTCCTCGCCCGAACCGAAAGCCTCTCCGAGCGCTACATAGCGCGCATCATCCATCTCGAGGGTCTGTCGCCGAAGATTCAAGATTCTATCGTTCGAGGCGGACAACCGGTCGACCTGACCCTGCAGACCCTCCTTCGTACAAGTCTCCCTCTCGACTGGGACACGCAGGAGCGGCAGTTTGGAATTCCCACCTAAGATCACTTCCCTGCTCTAATTCGGGCTTCCCCTGATCAAGCCCTCGCCTTTCCCTGTTCACCAAAAAACATTCCCTGTTCATGCGCGTAGGGAAATCACCTGTAACCCTCTGCTTTTGCTATACGATTCCCAAAACTGGAGGGCGGTTTTGGCCTCAAATCGTTCGAATACCCTGTAAATCAGCTCAGAACAGGGAAAACGCGCAAAAGCGGACCCCACATTTTGGCGCTTTGAGATTAGGCCCAAACCGACACCGGTCCGGTGCATGCAGTCCGTCTCTTCAAAGAACCGGAACGCACAAGGAGCCGGAATTCCGAGGGAATTTCGCGGATTTCGGACATGGGAAAATCAGACAGGTGTCGGTGGCGGAGGAGGTGGGATTTCTTCCACCCACCAACGCTCTGATATTGAATGCTTATTCGGACCGGGTAGAAATGACCCCACCGCCTACCCCACCTAGCCCGTGGGTTTGTCGGACGATTCCGCCCGCTAGGAGACTGATTTGCCCGCATCTAACCGCGCCCAAAGTACGCCCGCAACATGGACACCGGAGCTTGTGGAGGGCCGATTGATCGAGGCGATCAGATGGCTGCACCTGACGCGCGGTTCAGGGGCCCCACAACGCTCGACAAGCAGCATCCCGACCATGGCGCTCGACATGGAGGAAAGGCTTGCCGAGGGGTGGGACGCTGTACCGCCCGAAGACGATGTCGAGCCGGATCCTCTTGCGGGTGTGACGGATCGCAAGCACATCGCCGACATGGAATTGGCTCTGACGTGGGTTCCGGCGATCATCGCGCCACTCGACCCGACCGCCGCGCGCGTGTTGGGTCTCCATATCCAGGCAAAGGCGCGGCGCGTATCATTTCGGCGTTTGCTCGAGGAGCGTGGCATTGCCCGCTCCTCGGCCTACCGCCTGAAAGACAGAGCGCTCGTGATGCTCTCTATCGTGCTGGACCGGCGCAAGATACCGGTCAGGCCGGCCGAACAGTTTTAGTGACAAATCCGATCGCCGAAGCCTCGATTTCGGATCTCATCATGATCTCCTCGCCACCGTCGCCCCGAACAAGGCGAACCTCTCCTCGCGGCAATTGCTGTAGCCGTACGACCTCAGTAGAGCGGAGAACGTGCAATCCGTCGCCGCGAAAGCCGAGCTCGGAACGCACGATGAGGATATCTCCCCTGGACAGGCGCAATGCATGACTGTCGTCGAGCACCTCGATCGCATGCCCTTTGTAGGTAGTGAAAACCTGTTCGATCTCTGCCAGCATTGCCTCGGCCTCCAGTTATGAGCTATCAACGTTTTCAGTTGATAGCGAACGGATACCGATCGTCAATGAAAAACGGTGAAATCCTCCCGGCGCAGTGTCGTGCGGCTCGCGCCCTGATCTCGATGAGCCAGAAGGATCTAGCCGCGGCGGCCGGTCTCGGGCAGTCCACAGTGATCGACTTCGAGCGCGAGCGCAGACAGGTTTCAGCTGCCTCGATCAATGCCCTGCGCGCGACACTTGAAAAGCACGGGGTATCATTCATCGATGCGAAAGGCGGCGGCGTCGGCGTCTGTCTACGTGCCGATCGCCGCTAGATACAGAGCGCACATCACCCTCTTGATTTCAGACTGCATCTTCGGATCGACTTTTACCTGCCGGTTCGGCCAGGCCACGCGCCGTCCGCTACCCGGACGCATTTCCAGCCTGCAGCTATGCAGCTCGACCGCGCCAATTCGAACCGCGAAGTGCATTTGCACCTCCGTTCCCCCAACCTGGATCGGTTCGTCGGGCAAGGATACCTTGAGGATTTCGAAGTTCATCATCAGATCCCCGCATCCGAGAAATGAGCGCCGAGCAGGGCCTCGACCTCTCGGCCAAGGTCGCGGGCGATATCCGAGGCGGAGGCATTCGCCCCGCCGGGAATGACTATATCGCCGAACGACACGCTGAAGTTCTGAGCGACGGGCTTGGGGGCCTCAAGGGAGGGGTTCTCAACCTGCCTCGCCTGCCCAGGTGCCGGTCGCGGCTGAGGGATGCTTGCGGGGGCTGGCGAGAGCGCAGGAGAGTGGCTCTGCGCGAGTATCTGGGGCAGCATGGCCATCGCTCGACGCCCGCCAATGGGGGACGTCGGGGGTCCGGACACGTCCACCGTTGGTGGTTGGACAATCACGCTGCGCTCGACCAGGCGCTCGACGGTGCGCTTTCGCACGGCATCAATGTCGCTGCCGGGCCGCGACGCGGCGCGTCTCAGGATTGCCAGCGCAGAGGACTGCACTTGAGAGACATCGGGAACTCTGTCCCCAATTTCGGGGTCAGTGTTCACCTCGGCCAGGCGCTCCGTGGCCGCCGTAGGGCTGACCGATTGCGGCGCTTCGGAACGGATGGCCGGGATGCGAATATCTGGGGCTTTGGCGGGACGGCTGCCCCGAAGAGCGAGAGCCATCGCGCGCTGCGCTTGAGCCACGTTCAGCACCGCACCTGAAACGCTCGGGACGATCACCTCGGATCGAGGCGTGTCCTCGTTGACCAGGTACGGAACCCCGGCCGTGATCGGGCCGCCCAGCGCGCGGGCCTCGAGGCGACCAGCTGACCCGGTCGCGTTGGCAGGTGGCTGATCCGCCGGCGGCTCTGTCCGATTCGCGGCACGGCCCGAAGATCCTGGGCCCGTTACCGCGGCGCCGAGATTGATGGTGCCAATCGCTTCCATGACCTGGCTCGGGATTTCGCGCACCCAATCGAGGAGCGCTGCGAGGCGGTCCTTCATGCCGTCGATCAAGCTTTGGATCGCGTCGGCACCCAGATCCTTCATCTTCGAGGGAAGCGCCTTGATCGCCGCGATGATGTTCTCCGTCATCTCCCTCGCTCGAGCCTCGATCCGCGCCGCCTCTGCGTCCGGCAGGATCTCGCGCTCGAACAGACCGCCGGTAAAGAAGCCTCCGATGGAGGAAATCACGTCTCCGGCCGCCGAGGCTATTCCGGAAAGGACCGACTTTACCGGACCCAAGATCGGCTCGAGTGCCTCGAAGGCAGGTGCCAATTCATCGCTGATCGCACCCACAACCCCCGAGGCGATGGCCTTCAATCGATCGAACCACTTGACCGTCGCGCCTACGGCGAGTGCAGCCAAGGTCACGGGCCAGACCAAGCTCGACGCTGCGCCCGCCACCGCAGTCAGTCCGGACGCGCCAGATATCCCGCGTAGCGCCGCCCCTATCTTTTCAATCCGGCTGGGCTTGAGCCCTTGCATTCTGGCAAGCGCTGCCTGCAGTCGCATGGCTTCGCCCGCAGCACTGCCGAGGAGAAGCGACCCCTGCGCCGCCGCGTTGAGGGCGCGTAGGCCCGAGGCCGCGGCCCAAAGGACGCCACCCTTGCCGGTCAATCCGATCAGCCTCAGGCCCAGAAGGCCGAAGCGCAGGCCGATCAGCGCGCCGCTGAGGCGAACGATGGTCTGGATTAGATCGGCGTTCTCTTTCGACCATTCCGTGGCCCGGCGGATGATAGGCGTCATCGCATCCATGCCGTTTGCCAGTGACGGAAGCAGCGCCTCGCCGATCGTGATCGAAAGCTCGGCCGCCACGTTCTGAAATCGCTGAAGGTCGGAGGCGAATGTCTCGCTGCGCGCGATGTATTCCTTCAGCGCCGAGCCTGCGTATTCCGCCTCATCGTCGACGTAGCCCAGCGCCTCGCGCAGAAGGTCCACGTTCGAGATGAGACCGTTGAGCGCGCGCGCCTCGTCGCCGAAGAGATCGGACGAGACCGCGGCCCGCACTTCCTTCGGCAGCTTGCCGATCGCATCGATCACCTCGAGCGTTGTACCGACCGCGTCCTCCTGCATCCGGCGCGCGACGTCCTCGGCGTCGAGCCCAAGTTTCTTGTAGGCGTCGGATTGCCTCTTTGTGGCGCTCTCCCCTCGCGTCAGAGCCTTCGCCATATTTCGGAAGGAGGTTGCGGACACATCGGCCGAAAACTGCTGAGCCTGCATCGCAGCACCGAAGGCCGCTGCCTCCTCAGGCGTGAAACCCGCAGTCTTCAGGGTGCCCGCGATGCTGGCCATGAATTCAGCCATTGCCGGCGCTTCGGCGGCCATGCTGTTCGTCAGATGGTTGACCGCGTCAGCAAGCTCGTTGACCTCGTCCAGCGTCAGGCCCAGCGAGTTCCGCATCGCATTCGTGAAATCAGCCGCTGCCTCGGCCGGTACGTCGAAAGCCGTAGCCAGCTGCGCTGTAAGCCGTGTGAATTGGATCAGCTGTTCGCCATCCAGACCAGAAGACCCGCCAGCCGCGGCAATCTCGCCGAGCTGCTGCACGGTGAGCGGAATCTCGCGAGAGAGGGCCAGCAACTCTTCGCGAAATTCGGCGTAACCTTCAGGCGTTGGGAAATCCACAACCTTGCGGACGTCGGCCATGACCTCTTCGAACCGCATCGCGGCGCGTACCGGCTGCGAGAGCGCGGCGGCGGCGGCCACCGCGACACCGGCCGTATTGATCATGGCGGACCTGGTCTCATCGACCGCGAGGCGATTTCTCCGCTGTGCCTCCTCGATCCCGCGCATCGCGCCGTGGACGCGACGCGCGGGCCCGGTCACCCGATCGACCAATGAGAGGATAAGTTCTGACTTCATTTGCGCCATCGTCTACTTTTCCTTCGGTCGTTCGGACCCCAAGATCCGGTCAATTTCATCGTGGAACGCGAAGAATTCGTCGTCGTCCCATTCAAGAACTGCGTCGATCGGCTGATGTAGGTATCGGCCGATCTCCGCGATCATCCCGTGGTATGTGCGGGGTTCGGTGCTTTGGCCTGACCCTCCGCGCGCTGGAGCGCGCCGGCCACCGAGTTTCCCATAAGGGGCATCACCTCCGAGACGACACGCTCGTAGTCATCTGCATCGAGCTCCTCGATCACGGGCAGTGCGACGTCGGCCATCGATGCAAGCATCGCGAGGAACTTTCGCTGCTCACCCTGTACGAGATCCATCACGGCCAGGTCTTTCGCCTTGCGGCGCCGGAAGGTGAGAGAGGTATAGGTCTCGTCTTTCACGACGATGGGCTCTGCGAGATCTACGGTTTTGGTCTTCATGATCGCTCTCCTTTTGCGATGTCTTTGGTGGATGGTCAGGGTGTTGCCATCACGGCAACGGCTCCCCTTTCGAAGCGTTTGAAAAGGGCGAGGCGTCGGGCTGAAAGCCTTTTCCGCCGCTATCTTCGATGATTTCCCTGACCAAAATCAGGATGATAGACAGCCAAGCCGCGACGATTAGGCCGTAAGCTATCCCCATAATCTTTCCCTCTGCCAAATTGACCTCCTTACCCGCTCATGCTTCGCCGAGCTCAACGATGAGACGGCCTTGCATGCGATCGTTGATGCTTAGAACTTCGAACCACGGCTCGCCTGGTCTTTCGACGGCTCGCAACTTGTCCCCGACCTTGATTTCGAGTTCGGGGTACGCGGAATGCGAGACGTGCGCCTGGGCCTTATCGACGGCGAGCCTGCTATTCCATGTCGAGCCTCCGACCGATGAGGGCTCAGCGTTGCCGACACGGAGTACCGCAGTGAGGTCGATCACGTCCCGTGAGTTGTCTGTAAGCCCGTTCTCGAGCGGGAAATGTCGAAGCGCCTCACCCATGTGCCGGTCTACTGAGGCAGTAGCTCGATTCAGCAGTTCTTTGCGGTTCATCGCAGGCCCCGCATGAGTTCAGCTGCGATTAGGATTTTCCAGAGGTCCTTGTTTTTCTGCCTCTCCTTTTCGCGCTTCGCCTGGGCGATCGATTTCCGGCTCGGGTATTCCGGGATCACGACATGGCTGCGTCGGGAGATGCTGACCTCATTGGCCGTGCCCTCTCCTGATCCGGCCGCCATCTTCTTGCCCTGTGACATTGCATCTCCCTTCATCTCGAAACCGTGGATTCGATCATTCGTCGGTCAGTTGAACGCCGAGGATTGCTTCGGGCGGTGTTTTATCCCGGAACGCAAAGTCATCGCTCTTCGCGATGATCGTCTCAGCCTCTGCGCGGTGCGCCGCGATGAGCTCCGCTTCGAGCTTTGTGATCCGCTTGGCCCGCGTTGCTTTATCGATCGCCACGTCATCGTCGGCAATCTCGCGGGCCTCATCGAGAAGGCGCGCGAGCAAACCATCGGGGTCCAGCCATGCGGCGATTGCCACCGGCATGATCTTGGCCGCGCCTTGCGAAGGGTCGTTCGATTGCGACCATGCTTGCGCGGAGGGGACGCCACTCCATCTGGGTATCAGACCGCCGGAAACCGTTCCTGTAAGATCCGGCCGACCCACTTCGGCCAGCTCCGCGACGTAATCGCGAAGCGTCTCCTCAACCTCTTTCAGCGGGATCGGCGCGGACATGACGTGATGAATTTCCGCGCGAAGGTCATCGACAAGGGTTTGTGCCGCTTCGACGTGCCGAACCGCTTTGGCCTTGGCAATCACAGGGATTCCCGGCTCATTGGCGATGAACTTTGCCAGCCGATCTTGGAGCGTCCGGATTTCATTGTACCGACGTTCGGCGCGCTCGGCACGATCGGAGAGCTCATTGGACGCTTTCTGCGTGCGCTCCAGCTCGCGCTGCGCATCGGCCAAGCGCTCAAGCTGGGTGTTCACGCCGGGATGCTGAAACCGCTTCGGAGCGGGAGCTTCGGCATTCTCAAGCCGCGTCACCTCCGCCTGCGCACGCTCCAACGCGCGATAGCCATCGCTGCGCCGATCAGATGCGGCAGACACCATCGCGTAGGCTTCGCGGGCCGCCTCCGAGATCATGGCGTAGCGATCCTGCGCGACCCGTGGCCACTGGCTGAAATTTGCGCTTGGGCGCTCGGTGGACAGTAATTCGGGCATGGGGCATGATCTCCTAGGTGTCTCTTCCACTCTAGGGAACAGGCATGGCCATAAAATCTGGGTAGCTCGTGGCCAAAAAAGAATGCTATTGACCTGGCGCCTCAGGGGCCATCAACCTCAATTCATGTGACATCGATAAACCTACGCTCGCTTTAGGCAAACCTATTGAGCCGTACCATACCAATTCGCTCGACCACGTGAATGTACGGAAAGATGGCCTCTGACGCATTTTTCGGACGCTTGAGCTATCAAGTTTTATGCCACTTTTATAGCGTCGATCAGCATCGAAATATTCAAAAGAGTCGAAGTCGCAGAGCAATAGCTCTATCAAAAATTATCGATTTGTGCGTCCAATAACTATTGAAGGTCAAAAAACAGAGATCCACAGCCCCGCTTTGACCCTATGACAAGGTTGGTATGTTTTCAAAGATTATGGTCCGCCCTAAGACTTTTCACTATCAAAACTCTCTAGAATCTTATCAATCTTTGTCTTTCGTCTCTGCAGCTGCCTAAAACCAGCCCAGCCAACAACCGCACCCAACGCAACGGCGACTAGACAAACCCAAAAAATAGGCGAAAGCGGCTCTCCTTCGGATCTATCCAGCAACTTCTCTATGGCGAGCCATAAGGCTCCGGCAACAACGAACTCAGCTACCGCAAATTGCCAGAACTCCTCGACGGAGGATTCTTTCATTTCGATTAATTGATCTTTCGTCACAGGGACAACCTCTTGGTTTATTGTACCATAACTAGTGGTAATGGTTGATCCTGACGAAAAAGTCGTATTGGCCTCGAAAACATTGTCAGCCATTTTGACTCACCCCAAGTGAGGCTAATACTAAATCCTCGCCTCCACCTTCGACTAGAGCCTTTAAAAACCTTAAAGTATTCTGTGCTTCATTTTCGAATATCCATTCACACTCAACGAAGTCGTTATTCACCAAGGTAGGCGGCCTTCCACCCCGGTAGATCATCTTACAACGCTCATATCGGGTGTTGCGCAGGTCTGCGTAGTCCAGCACCACAACATCACCCTTTACCGTTCGTTTATCGTTCATAGCGAAGCCCCTTAGTTGTCGTGCCAGCTAGGCGCTAACGCCCAGATTCGTCAATTGAGCTCAGACAAACAGAGCTCTTCTCTCGTTCAGGTACAACGGATTGGAGGTGAAATGCGATCAACCGGCAATGATTCTGCGCATATGTCGAGCTGAAGGAGCGTGATCGCGTAACTTCAAAATATACCAAAAATCGCCCTCTATACGTCCTAGGTTTCTCTCTGGAACAGCGTCGAATGCCCTCTCGCGTGGCCAGATACGACGCTGATAGTCTGTCAGACCACTCGCGATGAAGCGGGCCGCAGCGGCGCATGTCTCGTCAGGAAAATAAAGTTTCGCGACTTGGCGTAGCGCCTCGTTTCGGGCGTCTATGGTAGCTTGCAACGATATTGATCGTTGACCGGGTGCTCGCTGCACGCCGAGCGCCTGCTCTGCCGTCAGGTGGCCTTGCGCCACGCCTTCGAGCCTCTCGGCCAGAACCTGGGCGTCGCGGGCCGGCATCCGGCCGGCACGCAACGCTCTGGCCAAGCGCATGAGCCATTCGCGCGGGTCACACAAAGCAAGCTCGGTTTTCGGGTCAGTCGGCATCGTCGGTATCATTCACAAGATCCGCTGAGCGTTTTTCCGCTCTTCGGCGAATGCGATCGAGATCGGCAGCCTGACTGTTCGTGATGCTCATCTCGCCCAGCGGTTTCTTCGTGCTCGCCATTGGTCGGAGTGTCTCCCACTGGAACGGAAGCCAGATTTGAAAATCGAGAAAATCGCCAAAATTTCGGGCTGCTGCGGCATCGCGCGGCGTTGGATCAGGGGTACGGTCCCTGATCCGGGGGGGACGCGCGGCGTCCGGATCGGCGCGTGATGCGCGCCGCCCGTCCACCTCGTCCGGCCCAGATGTTCGCCCTCCATCAGAGGACATCTTCCGTAGGGAAAGGCGGGAAGCCGCCCCCCAAGGGCGGGCTTCCAGCCCTATAGGGTTATAGGGATAGTGGAACCCAGGGGTTGGAATGGGGTCCGGAAGGGGGTTGGAAGTAACTATTGAACGGGTTGGAATTGGGGGTTGGAAGGGGGTTGGAACGTCGATCATTGATCGGCCTCCACGATGTGAGAGCGACGTTTCGAGGCAGGTCCATGGCTCTCGATTTTGATTTTCCCGGCTGCGAAAAGGCTCTCCATCGCGCCCTTCATGGCGCGCTTCGTCATGCCTTCAGCGTCGGGGTCTTCCGCGAATACCTTGGGCGCGTAGGTTGGCCCCCCTGCGGCATTTACGAACCTCCCTTGGGAAATTCGCTTAGCCAGAAGCTTCAAGAAGACGCGCTGCGCCTTGTCACCTGCTGCCCTCTTATCGAGCCCGTGATCGGACACCTCGGGCACAAAGACACCGTCCCGCCAAGTCATGCGCGTCTCTGCGCCGATGCGGCCGTAATTGTTTTTTTTCGTTGTCAGAACACGCCTGTCAGGGTCGGCCTCGAAGCCGTCATCCAAAATCCGTGACAGATACAACCTCGAGCGGACGCTATTGCTCCACGCCGTTGAACCCGACGTTCCGGTGCCCGACGAAAGGCCGGTCAATGACGGGTGAGAGATGACGAGTAGCGCGCACTCTTGGCGCAAAGCGAGACCGCGTAGCATACCCACGAATTGCCGGACCTTCGCTCGATCGTTCTCATTGGCCGGAAAAACGTCGGCCAACGTGTCGATCACGATCAGTTCCGGGGCCTCGAAATTCGCCTCTTGCTCCAGTTCATCGAAAAGCGGGCTTGCCGTGAGACATGGCCCATCGCGAGCCAGGAGGGCATCTTCGCCCGCCAGAGAGCGAAGAGTGAGGTCTGACATGCCTTCCACTGCGCGAGGCTCGGATCGTGTGATGTCGTGCAGGCGACGATGCACCTCTGCGTCGTCATCCTCCGCGGTCAGAAAGATCGCGCGCCCCTTACGCACGCTCTTGCCCAACCAGGCACCACCCGCAGTCACCGCGACGGCCAGCTGAAGTGCCAGCAAGCTTTTTCCGGTGCCTCCGTCGCCGGCCAGAAGCGTCACAGTACCGCTCGGAATCAAATCTGGCGCGAGCCAGACACGCTCCGAAGGGTTATCGATATCGATCTCGGACGCTTGATAGAACCGACTGCGCCTTGTGGTCGCGTCATCCCTCATTCCGCGCGATCTCAGCCCGGATGGCTTCTACAAGGGGCTCGGCCAAATCTGCACGGATGGCGAGCCCACGTTTTCCAGGGCGCATATCCCCGTCGCGGCCCTGGAAGAATTCCCAGATGCGTAGAAGCGGACGCCCCGAGGTCGGATGTGGCTCAATGGTGACGCGCAGCTCTTCGCGAGCATTTTTCGAGACCACGATCATGCCGAGGTCTCGTCATCAAAGATGCTCGCCACGTATGCTTCTAGATCGGCGACCCGGAACATACGGCGGCGACCGAGCTTCCCTCCGCGGATCTCACCATCAGCCATCAGCTGATATAATTTCGACTTTCGAATGCCGAGATAGTCGCACGCCTGATCGGCGGTCAGAAGCGCGGGCGTTACATTAGTGCTTGCCATGATACTACTCCGTAGATTTCGCAAAATTGCGGAACGTAACGGAGGGATAGGAGCGTGTTTGCTTGCGGCGCTATTTCGTAATTACCTAGATTTCACGGTAATTACGCGCAAACCTATATAATCTCGAAAGAATTTTCTTTCAGAAATTTCCGCAGGTCGCGTTCGGCCGGGATTTCGAAGACCTCTTGCCCAGGCGAACATGCGTCCAGCATTGCTCTTAAAATCTCGAAGAACCGATAATCCAAGACTGAAAAATCGGCGTGAATGAACGTCCTTGCCAACAAGATCGCCAGAAGCTCGCGAGCCGCCTTTTCGGGGCTTGGCTGACGTCCGGGGCCAGCGGAACCGATCACCGTTGATGCATCTTCCAGCGAACCATTTAAGGTACGGAGCGCGCCGCGGGCGCGGTCAAGCATGAGGAGCATGTCCTCTGATCCGGGAGCTTTTTCCAGGACCTCGATCGACACGACAATGAGCTCCGCCTCGATAAGAGCCAGTTCACCTTCGATCCTTTGAACACGCTCAGATACGGCGGCAAGCCTGGACCTCACCGGAGGATGAGTTCCGGGCTTCAGAAAGCTCGAGACTGCACCCGACAGGTTCGCGCGCCTGACAATGAATAGCTTCATCGCGTCGGATAGGTTTGCCGACCGATGAGGCTCCTGGCAAAGCCTTTCGAAGGCGCACCGTGCTTCCGTCTCGCACCTTCCTTCCAGGTCATTGGAGATAGCGCGCAGGACTGGCGAAAGATCAAAGTTTAGAAGCGCGTCGAGGCTCATGAGCGGCCTGCTCCTCGAGCTAGGCTCACCACATCCGTTTTTCGCGAGCTTGTGCAATATCGGCCCCAAGCCTCCATCAGCCGTCGCCGTTTTTCGAAGAGATCTCCGCGCCGGTACGCGGCTTCCGTGCGATTGCCGATGACGTGGGCCAGAGCCATCTCGGCGACCTCGCTCTGAAAGCTCGTCGCCTCGGCGGCCCAATCGCGGAACGATGACCGGAAGCCGTGGACGGTGGCGCCGGTCACCTTCATTCGGCGCAGCTGCACCGACATTGCCATATTCGACATCGGCCCCGATCCTCGAATTGCCGGAAAGACCAGCTCGGGATCGAGCCCTTTGACCTCCTCAAGGACCGCGAGAGCTTCGTCGGACAGCGGCACCCGGTGCGGCCGGCGCGCCTTCATGCGCTCCGCCGGCACCTCCCAGATCCCGGCATCTACGTCTATTTCGTCCCAAGTCGCGTACAGGACCTCGGATGTCCTGGCCGCCGTAAGGATTGTCCATCGAAGGGCCAGAGCCGCAACGCCCTCACGCGCCGCCAGTTGTTCCATGAAGGCTGGGACGTCAGCCCAGGGCATCGCCGCATGGTGACCATCTGCCTTTGGCTGTTTCGGTAGCAGGAGCTCCAGGTTGCCGCGCCATCGCGCCGGGTTCTCGCCCGACCGAAGTCCGCGCACCTTGGCCGCGTCGAGAACGCGCTCGAGGCGCATCCGGATGCGACGCGCGGTCTCCGGCTTTTTCAGCCAAACCGGCCGAAGCACGGCGACGACATCCTCAATATCGACATCCGCAATCGCACGGGTGCGGATCTTCTTGCAGTATGCCGGTCCGAGGGTCATTGCCCACTGCGCGGCATGTTTCGGGTTCGACCATCCTCCACGCTGATCCTCGACAAATTGATCGGCGAACTCGCCGAATGTCGTCGAAGAGGCCAAGGCCACGCGCTGGGCTGCCTGTCTTTGCTCCAGTGGGTCGCCACCATCTTGCAGGATATCCCGCGCTTCGGCGGCCTTCTTTCTGGCTTGAGCGAGCGTCACGCCACCCGGCGCAGCGGACCCCAGCCCCATCTCGCGCCGCTTGCCGTTGACCCGAAACATAAAAAGCCAGGATCGAGACCCCGCCTTGGAAATTGTCAGATAGAGGCCTCCGCCATCCGAGATTCGCCCCGGCTGTCGTGCGTGCTCGACTTGCTTCGAGGTCAGTTTGTGAAGCTGTGCCAT